TTCTACTTTGTATTCTTTTAACTCAAGTATTAACTTAGATACGTCAATAGAGAGCATATTAACCCCTTACTGCGATAATCCTGTAAAGGACAGTACTAGCGTTTGCTACGTGAGATTGATAGGACTGGACTCTGTAGGTATTTCCTGAGTAGATAATCTCGTCATTCATCTTAGGAGTGAACGCTAGTCCAGCAGCACTAAGATAGAACAAGAATGATTCTTTACCTATGAGTGAAGGATAGTTATAAGAGTTAGCAATGATCTGCTTTGGATACATCAAAAGAGAGTAAGATACACGAGTAATCGCTGGCGCTCCAGTCTCTACGTTATAGACTCCAGTTGTGACCGATGTATAACTCAGTAAAAGACCGTGGCGTGTAATTGCGGCTGTAACGGCTGATTGAAAGCTCATATAACCTCCGTATATATCTGTAAGGCCATATAAGCCCCTTAGACGCTGAAATAACCCACAGGGAATACAGATGTACTACCTTGTAGTGGAAAGCTGTTGTAGGAGCTAGGAGACTGTACTGTGTTGTTATCTGTGTTAGCATCGTTAGCATCCATATCGGAATTAGATACGCCACCAACATATCCACGTACATTCTGTAGGATTGGATTGAGCAATGGATTCGCTAAGTACATCTGGAGAGCTAGGCGGTACTCTTGGGCTTGATACCGAGTCTTTATGGACATAATATCAATAGTCTCTTCCGTAGAGGTCATTGCTAGGCGCATTAGAACTGCACGAGCAGCGTCCATTGATGCGCGAGTGATTGATTCGTTGTTCTTGGTTAAGTAGTAAGAGATTGTTGTATCGTCAAGGATATACAGGCCGGGTGTTACGTCCTGAATTTCCATTCTAACTTGCATTATCATTTCAGGAGTAACTGCCATTTATTTTCCTTTATTATGTGCCGTGACGTTCGGTGTAACCTGCGCCTTGTTCGTTCAGTAATCTGATTTGTTCTTTGCGCCATTCGCAGGCTAATCGGAAGGCTTCTGCTTCGCCGTATTTGGAGATTGAGAAATGTCTACTTATGAGTTTGCTATCACTGTAGTAGTATGTTTTATAGTAAAGCTTGTTATGCATAACACAGGTAGTAACACCATTAACTCCAGAGGTATTTCTGATGTTTAATCCAGCACCCGTATGCTCTTTCCTTCTTCTTGCATTCTCTTGATGATTACAAACTTCTAGATTAGAATAAATATTATTCCTAGGATTACAATCCTTGTGGTTTACAACTAAATTAGAGTCAAGAAAATTTCCATGTAAGACCCATATAATTCTATGTATATAGAACTTCTTGCTATTCAGTGTAACTTGCAGTGGTTTGTTAGATGAATTAAATGAACCAGCAAAATCGCCCGGATGCTTTACTTTATTACCTCTACCAATTTTAACTTTCCAAAAAAGAAATGTTGGACTATCTTCCGAATATTCAAAGAAATCGCTCCAGTTTATATTATAGTCAATTAAGTCTTCTGCTTTTTTCTTATTTACTAGATTCCAAGTTATTTCAGGATTACTTAGGTATTTATTCTCAATAGTCTTTGCTTCTATTTTAGAAAGCGAATCTGCAAGGAATTCTATGTAGTAGCCACCAGAGTCTTCTACAGTTTTTAGCCAGTCTATACTACGCTCTTTACTGTACGCTCTTTTATTATTACCATGTCCTACATAGAAAACCTCAGAGTTATCTGATCTTCTATGGATATAAACATAATAGTTGTTCATTTATTTCTCCCGAAACTTCCACTAAAGAAATAAGCAGGACGGTGGAGAATCGTCTTTTCGGGGATCAGCCTAGCTTAATCTATATTCTAACACAAAGAACTCCTTGTGAGAATTCTTTGCAGTAGAAAACCTCAGTTAAGAGGTTAGTCGCTTAGTTAGAGGTAGTACCTTTAACGACCAACTGGGGGCGACGAATCATGTGTGTTACGTTGAACTCACCATCGATATCAATACCTTGACCTTTAGGGTCTTTCCATGTCCACATATACCCACGCTCTGCTGTAGTGTTCACAAAGTCCATACGGTTAGCAGGGCCAAAGTAACTAACGAAAGTATCTGAAGTGCCAACAGGCACGAACACGACTTCACCCGCAGGGATCAGACGTTGACCGGCAAGCACAGTACGCACTTCTACGAAGCGAATACCAGCATAGGTGAACTCACGATACAGACCGTTGTTACCACCGGCACGGTTACGTTGGATCATCTGACCTTCAGTAGCGGAGAAATAACGGTATGCATCCGTGATCTTTGCGTGGCTGATCAACTTAGCGAACCATTCTGGAGAACAGTAAGCAATGACGCCTGTAATAACATCACCAGTGTTAGCGTTATCTTGCATAGATGCAAGCACACTTTCAACTTTAGCAACGATATCAGTGGTAGCTGTTCCCAAAATAAAATCCACTGAGGTCTGTGTGATACCAAAATCAGTGAACAGATTACCAGAGATAGTGCCGTTTGGGGCATACAGATTACCAGTCGTCAAGGTGCTAAAGCGACCGACTTCCATAGTAATATCCATATTCCGGCGAATACGTTCCATCTTACGAGCGATAACAGCGGCTTCGTTTTCAGCCATATCATTAGAACCGTAAGCTCGCTTACTTTGAATATCCTCTGGTTTAACAGCATCCACAATTGGGAAGTGAGCGATAGGGTAAGAACGAATCTTACGATTGTCGTCCTTATTAGCCTGTGGTTTAGCACCACGATACTGATCACCGATCAAGCCAAGCGTTTGTGCTGACTCTTCAAAGGTAACAGTGTTAGTACTCAGGAACTCTTCAGAGAATAAACCGGAGTCGTTCAGAAGTGTCCATGAGTTAGGAACGATTTGAAGTTCTTGAGTATAATCTACTACTTCAAAAGCGTTAGTGTATGAGCGAATAATAGCCATTTTGTATTTTCCTTTTAACAGGCCGGTTAGTACCGGCCATTATTGTTATTATTGATTAAGCAGCTTTGTTAAGCACTTGGATACCGTTGGCTTCAAGAGCAGCATAAACTACAGCTTTCTCAGCGTCCAGATCGTAAGATGCATCAAGCACAAGACCACCAACGCTAATACTAGCGGGGCCGCGTGTGAGAACCACGAGTTTAGTGTCGGTAGTAGCAGCAATAGAAGCATCGGCCAAAACGATAGCAGCAGCGACAGCAGAACCGTCCACAGCACTTTGTACAGCGATTTTGTACTTACCATCAGCAGTTACTTTACCAAGCAACGTACCGACCACGTAGGTCTTAGCAGTAGCTTCATTAACGGTCACGACTTCACGGCAATAGCCCAATTCGGGCTTGAATTCCATCTTAACGAGATTTGACAGACGCATCGTGTCAGTTGCAATTACGGGCATGATATATTCCTTTTATTTAGTTTGTTTTGACTTCAGGATACGCGCAACAGCACTTTCCTTATCTTTTGGTTCTTCGGAGGTACTTGCACCTTGCTCTTGGAACAGCGCAGATTTCTCGATGAAGCCCTGAGTGGTTTCAATATTAGCTTGCATCGAAGTAATAGCTGCGAGGAACGCAGCGAAATCATCTTCAGATTCCAACGACAGTGCAGCCTTCACGATAGGAGCTAGAATCTTCTCATCCTTGATAACAGCAGTGAATTGTGCAGTCTTGGACTTCTGGATTTGCTCTTGTTTTTCTTTCTTGAATTCAGCGATAAGCTCTTGTGCCTTTTGCAGTTCAACTCGGGATTCATCAAATGATTTCTGGAGTAGTTCTAGGCTCAGTTCTGTAGCTGATTTTTCAATCTTAGCGTCATCCGCCTTGATTTCTTTCGTCATATTTTGTTCCTTATGAATAGGGTTAACTGAGGCAGATGCCTCGATTGATTTCTCAACGCTAGCGTGTGTCGAGGTATCTTCGTCAGCAGCGTCAGCTACCACTTCGGATTCTTTTTCCATAGCCTTAGCTACGGGTTGTTCTTTTGTTTCTTGCTTGTCCATCTTACGGAATGCTTTCTCAACAAGAGACTGGTCATTCAACATAGACAGATACTGTGTCTCATCTAGTCCAGATAGGACTTCAGCAATTGATTCAGCATCGTGTACGGACTTTAGAACTTCAAATGCTTCTAACTTTGATTGGATGTAATCTTCGTAGGTTTCAATTTCTTGACCACTGGACTTAGGTACATAACCCATCATTCGTGCTAGAATCTCAGCATCATCGTAATAGACGTTGAAGAAACGTTGAAGAAACTCAGGAAGCTCTAAGGTGACTTTGACCTGTTGCATCTTCTGGATGTATTCTTCGCTGAAGTTATGACCCTTGAGCACCAGCGCATAATTGCGGTTGTTAGCTGCACCTTGAGTTTTAGAGACAAGGGCAACGTGAGCACCTTCTTTCTCAAAACTAATGTCTGATAGTTTTCGTTTTACTTTAATCATTTATTCCTCTATATTTTCTACAGTGGCTAATGCCCCAATTGATACACCACAAATCTCGCCAGATTTAACCAGCTCCCACAGGTCGTTATCTAAGCATTGCACAGTGCATAACCAAGTGCCTTTAGTAACTAGCTTGTCACCAATTGCCATATCTACAGGTGCTACAAACGACTCACAGAATTCAAATGTATCAGTCTGAGTTAAGTGAAATAGATTAGCCTGCATACCGTACTTGTTGAAGTTATGGCAGGCCTTGCGAACTTCATCTACCGATGTAATATCCCCATGAGTGTCAGCTTCATCTGGCACCATAACAACAAAGGTAGCCTGCATTAAATCCTCATTGATAGCCTTAGCTACCTGAATCTTCCCATACGTAGCATCATCACCGTCTTTGTTCAGTTCAGCGTCAGTAATCACTTTCTTATGACTCTTCAAGATACCTTCTTGTTTAAGAACAGAACGTGTCCAAGCTAAACCACTCGATCCACCGAACGCATAGAACTTGATGATTTCCTCTGTCGGTCCTTTGTCATGTAGACGCTTGCGGTAATCCACGGATTTCTCTAGCTGTGTTAACCGTTGGTACATCACCTTGATTGAATCAAGAGAGAACCCTTCTGTACTTTCGTCAAGAATCTCTTGTGCTTTTTGCACTTGTTCTTGTGTTGAAAGTGCAGCAGTACTTTGCCTATCTATGTACTTATTCTTCAGGGCAATACCCCGTGTCATATTATTAGTGACTGCTACTGTAGGTTGATATAGAGTTTTTTCTTTTGTTTTATCCATCTGTTGACCTTTACTTATTCTGTTGTTTTATTACGTCAACTATAACAGTAATTATAGCACGGAATATTTATATTTGCTAGCGAAATGTGCTTAAGTCGCATAATTGTGTTATAAGTCTACTTCAGACCGAGGTATTTAGATACAGTCAGCATCTTCGGATGATGAGCGATAGCATCTGCGATCTCTGATGCAGTTGGAGCTAACTTAGAACCTTGCCCAGCCACTGTAGCGAATGCTGCTGATTTAATCCTATCAACATATACCCCATCTACAGGCTACATCCGCGTTAATAGCGTACCGTATCAATACACTGCTGTTAATACAAGTACACGTACTTTTACTATCAGTGGAACATGGGGTCAGATTCACGCATCAGCTTCCCCTACTTGGGTTCCTTTCATTGATAAAGTAGCAGCAAGTACAACTGAATCAAGTACAGCGTACACTTATGTTTCGGACTTCACCGCACGTCTTAAAGTTCGTAAAGGTACTGCTGGTAGTTCGTTGCAACCATTTGAAACTACTTTTACCGCAGCATCAAGTGCAGCTAACGGCACTAACGCTATTGCTACCGCTGACGAATAATGATCACTATCGACTGGACTAATAAAACAGTACTGTCGGATTCAAGTATCACGGATATTGTTGCCTTCAAGGACACTATTCGTGACTTGGAGGATGACGCTATTGGTATGATGAACGCTCCTATTATTGCTTATAAGAAAGTTGACTTAGGTGGTGGAGCATTCTTCCATGATGTTCCTTTTATTAACGGTTATCAATTGAAGTTCCCAAATGCTGGTAATTACACAGTTGTTGGTAACATAGGAGCTACGATTGTACCTGTAGATGGGGTATATGTTGATAGGATTAAATCAGCAGCATTCGCTACAGTGGCTGGGCAAGGTTCTACGTTAGCTCCAACTGCATCAGAGATCGCAGATGCTATCGCTAATCATCCGAAGATGCTGACTGTATCTAAATACCTCGGTCTGAAGTAGACTTATAACACAATTATGCGACTTAAGCACATTT